CGTATGGAAGCCGCGTACAGAGAAGCCGCCGCACAAATTGAAGCGGCGTTTAAGGATATAGACACTATGGCCGCAATCCATAGTAACGCAATCGCCGACCTTGAAAAAGAGTACGCCCGCTTGGGCGAAGCGGCCGGGGCCGCCTTTATGAAAGGCACCGCCAAGGGGGACGAAGAATATAGGGCATTAACGGCCAAACAACAGGCTATAAAAGACGAAATAGCCCAGCGGAAAGCACTTTTGCAGGAAGTGGCGAACACGGCGGACGCTTTACAGAAAGAAGAACAAACCTTAAACGAGAATAAGGCCAAGGTAGAGCAAAACGCGAAGGCGAAAGGCATGTTACGAACGCAAGTTATGAACCTTAAAAATTCACTTGCGGAAATGGAACAGAACGGGAAGCGTAATACGGACGAATACCGGGCTATGCAGGCGGAATTAGGCCGTTTGGCGGACGCTATGGCCGACGCAAATACGCAGGCTAAAATTATGTCCGACGACTACCAAAATATGAATACCGTATTAGAGGTAATGGGCGGTATAAGCGGGGCTTTTTCGGCCGCGCAGGGTGCGGTAGGACTGTTTGCCGGGGAAAATGAAAACTTGCAAAAGATTATGGTTAAAGTTCAGTCCCTTATGGCTATAACCATAGGCTTACAGCAGGTAGCCAAAACCTTAAACAAGGATTCATATACCCAGCTTGTATTAGTTCGCAAGGCGAAAGAATTACTTACCGTAGCGGAAACGAAGTTTGCTACGGCTTTGGGTATTTCCAACGTAGCGGCAAAGGCGTTAATGGCGACCTTAACCCTTGGCCTTTCAGTAGCGATTACCGCTGCGATAGCCTTAATTTCCAAATTCATATCCAAGAATCGGGAAGCAAAGAAGGCGCAAGAAGAATTTAATAACAAAGTGGTAGAAGCTGCCGCCGAACCGGTTACAGCAATTACCGAGCTTTCCACCGCATGGAACCGGCTGGGTAACGATATGGCCGCTAAAAACAAGTTTATCGAAGACAATAAAGACCGCTTCGAGGACTTGGGATTTTCCATTAAGACGGTTAAAGAAGCGGAAGACTTGTTAGTAGCTAATAAGTCGAAGTTTATAGAAGCCTGCTTAGAACGGGCCAAAGCGTTAGCCGTACAGGAATTGGCCGTAGAGAAATACAAGGAAGTATTAAAAGCCCAGCAGGAATTAGAAGCTACTCCGAAAGCGTATGTATCGAAGAAGGGAACATATAAGGACGGTTACGGCGTAGAGCGTAAAGGCGTTATAATTGAAAAATCCCGCGATTGGAAAAAGGCCGAAGATGCCGTAGCGAAAGCGGAACGGGAATATAACGCCTTGATAAACCAGCAAGTAGAATTTACCGCAAAAGAACGCGAAATTTTGGATTCTATCGGGGGCGGTGCGGATAAAGTGGCGGAAGGCAGTATAGAAGCTCTGGAAAAGACTATTTCAAAGTTGCGTGCAAAGTATAAGGAAGCTACCACCGATAAGGAGCGGGCCGAGTTATTGGCGAAAATCAAAGAACAGGAAGCGTTACTTAAAAAAATGGATTTATCCGGCACGTCTTCTAAGACTACGCAAAAAGACCCGTTTACGGAACAATTGGAAGCCCGGAAAAAGAAATATACGGAGTATTACAATTGGGTAAATTCCAAAGACGAAGTAGTACGCAATGCCGCAAAAGCCGAGTTCGCCGGGTTGCTGAAAGAAGGAAGTAGCTATTTGGATTATTTACAGAAGCAGCGCGACCAGCTTATTAAGGCTATCGGAAGCGGAACGGCCACAAAGACACAAGCCGAAGAATTGCAGAAGCTAAATAACGCCATAGCCAACGAAACGAAGGAAACCGTTTTAGCCGGATTCGAAAAGGAGCTTAAAGAACAACTTTCCGGGGCACGTTCCATTTTGGAAATGGTTAATATCTTGGAAGAAAAGCGTAAGGCTTTGACCGGGGACGGTTCCGACCTTGACAAAGGTAAAAGCGACATTATTAAGAAGCAGCAGGAAGACGTAGAGCAAAAGGCCAAAGACCGGACAAAAGCCCTATTATCCGAATATGCGGACTATTTGGGTAAGAAGATAACCTTTGAAGCCAACTACGCCGAAAATAGCCGCCTTCTTAACGAGCAATTGGCGAAGGCCAAGACGGACGACGAACGCCGTATAGCCTTGGAAGCCTTGGCGAATTTGGAGAAAGAGCGCAAAAAATACGCAAAAAGTTCGGGGAACGAAGACTACGACGCATTGGTAGAGGAATACAAAACATATCAGCAAAAATGCGCCGATATTTCCGCGCAATACGACGAAAAAATAGCATTGGCAACCCAGCAGAATAACGAAGAATTAGTAGCGAAATTGCAGGAAGCCAAGAATAAGGCCCTTTCGTCCGCAGCGTTGCAGGAATTGACCGATTCCGGGGCTTGGGAGCAACTTTTCGGGAACCTCGACGACCTTACTACGGCGCAAATACAGGCCCTTATAGATAAAATCGAAGCGCAAAAGGCCCAATTAGGCGTAGAACTTAACCCGCAAGACTTAGACGTAGTTTTAAGCAAGTTGCGGGAAGCCAAGGACGAAATACAGACCCGCAACCCGTTTAAGGCCCTTTCTACGGCTTTGAAGGACTATAAGAAGGACGCAAGTAAAGCGAACCTATCCGAAGTATTCAAAGGCGTAGGGGCTACGGCCGATTTGGTAAAAGGTTCGTTCGACGCGGTTACGGGTGCTATTGAGAAAATGGGAGGTTCTATGGACGACGAAACCCAAGCTATTTTAGGGGACGTAGGCGGAATTGTGGACGGAATAGGGCAAATGGCACAGGGGTACGCAACTATGAACCCGGCCCAAATGATACAGGGAGCCGTAGGTATGCTAACTTCCGTCTTTGACCTGTTCAACTCCCGCGACCGTAAGGCCGAACGAGCCATTAAGAAACACGCTGCTGCCGTCGAAGAATTGGAACGCGCCTACAAAGCACTTGAACACGCCGTAGATAAGGCGTTAGGCGAATCGGTTTACGATAACCAAAAGGCCCTTATTAACAATATGCGCGAACAACGCGCGCACTTGCGGGCTATGTGGGAAGCGGAAGAAAGCAAGAAAAAAACCGATAGTGGTAAGGTAAACCAATATAAGGAGCAGTACGAAGAATTAGGCCGCCAAATCGAAGACACCATAGCCGAAATTACGGAAAGCGTAACGCAGACTTCGGCAAAGGACTTGGCTACGCAATTGTCCGACGCGATAGCCGAAGCCTACTCCGACGGCTTCAACAGCGACAAAGTAAAAAGCGCGATTGAAAAGGTTACGAACCAGGTATTAGGTAATGCCGTAAAGAACGCCTTAAAAAAACAATTCCTCGAACAGCAGCTACAAAATGCCGTAAAGCAGTTGCAGCGCGATATGGGTTTTAACGATGAAGGCGGCGGTTCCTTCGACGGCTTGACCCCGGAAGAACAGCAACGGTTTAAGGATAGAGTAAAATCAATAGCCCAAGGGTACGCCGAAGCCTTGAAGTTGTACGAAGATTTGTTTAAGGACTTGGACGATAACGGCGACCCTACTACGAGCCTATCCGGTGCAATTAAGGGAGCCAGCCAAGAAAGTATAGATTTATTGGCCGGACAAACGAACGCCGTACGTGTAAACCAAGTGCAGGAAATAGAAATCTTGCGCCAGCAGCTTATACACCTTGCCAACATCGACGGCAAATTAAGCGTATCGAACCGGCACCTTGAACAGATAGAAAAGAATACTTCGGGAAGCGCGTCCGACCCGTTACGGGCGCAAGGAATAACAATGTAGCGATATGGAAGTAAATAAACGATTGGCCCGCGACGCCAAAAAGAAAGGCATTTGCGAAGAATGGTACGGCCGCCTTATAGATACCAAAGGGAAAGACGAACTTATTAAAATGTACCTTGAAGGTATCGACTTTTGCCTAAGCAACGAGTACCCCAGCAACGAATTTATACGCCAGCACTTCGTAGGTACTTGCGAAGCCTACGGCGTGTTCCTCGACCAAGCTATTACGGCAGGG